CCGGAGCTTGCTCAATCTCTTCAAAATGAGGCGGGCATTTTTCAAACTCGCACACATCGTGTTTACGAAAGAACTGGATAAACCCGTTATCAAGGCGTATCTGGCAGGGGCGTTTACACACACACTTCATACTGACCTCCTATGTGTAGTGGGGCGTTTTACCGCCCCACCAGTTAACTTTAAATGTTGGTTTGAGCAGGCTCGAGGATGATACCACAAGTCCATGTTCCAGCCGTAGCCCCAGACAAAGTAGCTTTAACAAACTGCTCGGTAGCCGAGGGTAAAGTGATCTCTACGGCTTTACCTGTAATGGTTTTGCTGATGGTACACAACGCGTTTGCACATGCTGAAGTAGGCCCAGTTGTGAAGGTTACTACTGGAGTACCCGTCATGTTAGACGACCCTTGTATAAACACCACAAGGTCTTTACCCGTTCCCGGAGTTACCCGGCCAAGATCGAGCACAGTAGGAGTTGTACCAAATGCTATACCGTTAGCAAATAGCGTATTGTTATCTAAAATCATTATTCGTCTCCTTCTGAATTATATTAGTGGATGATTAAGATACGACAGCTTCAGTCTCAAGAATCGCGTTACATGACCGAATAGGAGTACCGCGGAAAGCCAGTACTTCTTCACCGAAAACGTTCATGTAACCCAAAGCTGCATTAGTCTTCTCAACCGCAGCGATGTCAAGCATTGCATGAACGGCAGGAGCCGCGTAGAAAATACCGCGCCCGAGGTTATTCTGTGGCACCGCATACTTGGCTTTAATTAAAGACTGATACAAGTTTTTAGAAGCTGTTGCGTCACCAATATCTTGAAGCTCAACGTTAGCTACGCGTACAATGTAGCGCCAGTCACGAACTACCAGGCCCATCTTCCACTGATAGTGGGTACGGTAGCCCTGATAACGCCCGCCGTCGTTGTCAAACAAAGTTACTTCACCGAGGTCATTTGACTGAAGACCTCCGACGGAACCCTTGGGGTAAATACCGTGAACAGTGTTCTCGCCCCAACAAATGTACCAAATGGAAGATTGTACACTTGCGGTATTGCCACCAGCCAGAATTACATTCTTCAGGTACCCTGAATTAGACTGAGCTACGGGTTTATTTGCCAGATTGGCCACGCTTGAGTACCGAGGAGCCAGCCCGAGGAAACGCTCTGGGTAAGTGAGAGTATCCCCGTAAAACAGAGTAGTGGCCATGGTATTAGACATACCTTCAAGATGAGGAGTATCTTCAGACATTCTGAACTCTGCAGTATTACCATTGAGCATAGCCAGGTCTTTATCAATCTCGCTATAATCTTCCAACATACCGATGGTATCATCTACCTGAGCCGTGAGACTCTTAGTTGGTCTAACACCATAATTCAACCGACGCCAGGTTGGGTCCGGAAGATCTGCGCGTACCGTGGTACGATGACCGGTGGGAAGGTTACCTTCAACCATAGGAATGTCTTGAAGGATGGGGTTGAACTGGGTCAGCAACTCGGCGATCTTTGCTACCGATCCGTCCGGTGCCAACCGCTTAGTGACGTCTACGAGAGTGGGTAACTCGGTGCCATTATAAGGTACAAAAGCCATTGTGTTCTCCTTTATTTACTGGGATGAGTGTTGCCGTACATAGCCTGTGCTGCTGTCTTAGCTGCCCCAGGCTGTTTAGGCATTGATTTTAAAAATCCGCCTTCTTTCATGGATTTTCCTATGGTAAACAGAAACTCCATTACGGCCGGGTGGTTGCCGTAGCCTGATTCATTCAGAGCTTGTTCGAGAGCTCCCTCTGGGTCATTTTGGCGGAGAGCTCGTTGTGCCAAGGTCAAGTTGTATTTTGAATTTTCACCCCACTGGGCTAAATGCGCCTTGCCTAAGTCTTCTAATACTTTACGCTCAGCATTCTTTGACCCAATAACCAGATTTGAAAACTGAGTGGTGGCCGCATCCAATTGGGCTTGGGTAAGACCATTGTCTGCCGCCCATACGCCAAGTTCCGGCGATGCTCCTTCTGGCAGTTTGTACTCTTCAGCTTTAAGCACTACCCGTTCTGGCACTACAGGCTCAGCAGGTGTAGTTTCGGCTAGTGGAGTAACAGATGCTGCAGGTGGGTCAGTCGGCGGTGTCGGCATCTCCGGAGTCACTGGAGGTGCCGTTGGAGGCACTATTGCTTCCGGCGTAAGTGTCGTCATTTAAAAACCCCTTTTGTTGTTGTTTGGTTAACAATAGCCGAGCATATAATGTAGGATCGGCGTCTTCTAGAAACGCTAAAATTTGCAACCCCACAGCCCGCTTACCTTCATAATACATTGCTCTATCTATATCACAACCAATATCTGCGTACAAGTCACAAAAACCTAGTACGTGCCAGAGAACCTCTTGCCCAGCTTTGGCCTTAGCTAGCTCGCGCAAGTTACTTACTAGCACCATATACTCGCGCTCTTCGGGAGATAGTTTTCGGCTCATATAATACCCGACTCTTTAGCCATTACTTGGCTTTCAATCATTGTGGCCCCCGCCTCAGCTTGGGTCTTAGCAGTAGTCGCATTGCTGGCAGTCAGGGTAGCTTGGTTAGCTGTATTTTCTTTATCTTGCTGCTCAGCCTTGGCTTGCGCCACCAATTTAGCTCGGTCATTACGTATCCTGTCAACAGCTTCTTGCGGACGCAATATGCCTAAGGCCACTCCTGTGATATTCGCGTACTCTCTAGAGGCCACGTCTACATCTACGTTATCCAGAACTCTCTGATCAACTGATGCTACTTGACTCACAAAAGCTAAGAAGCTATTTATACCTTGTATGGCTACAGCTCGTTGAGCTGTAGCTAACGGGCTTACTAACACGATATTATACTCTCCAGCCATATCGGCGTATGCTGGGTCAAGCTCAGGTAACAGATTCTTCCGTAACAGTATATTAAACCCGCGCTCAATAATAGGCTGCAGAAACTCAAATTGAAGTCTTTCAATGACGGGTCCTAGCCTCAACATTTTTTCTTGCTCTTGGACCTGTACTTGTCCCGTGCGAAGAGGAGAAGCGTTTGGGTCGCGAGACGCCGTTAAGAACAAGTCGTTGTAAAACATCCGCTGGATGCGCTGTTCTACTTTCTCAGTAACCATTGCGGTACCAGAGAAGTCAAACTTTACCGCGTATATCTGGGTAATAACTTCACTAGGGTTGGCATAGTAGTTATACGCTCCTGGTAAAGTATTAAGCTTACCTTTCATTCTAGCTGGGGCATTCAGCGGCGGATTAACTGTCTTGTGGGCGGCCAGAAGAGTAGCTTTCTCCATCTCTTGCAGCCGTTTAATATCTGGCAACGCGCGTGACCCAGGGCCCAAGCCATACGCGTCAGACCCAATTGAGTTCCACCGTGCTGTAGGATAAGGCCACTCGTAGAACCCTGCCACTAACAAGGGCTCTGTCATATCTTTATTAGCTGAGGTATGCGACGCAGTTACGGCTACTTCATAAAACACTTGTGTGAAGGCCTTGTCCTGGAATTTGTTCTTATATACACACTCAAGAATGGATCGGTCTACTACATGAATACCATCAGCGTTATCTTTTACATCTTTTACATAAGATGCTACCTTATCACTAAACTTTTCGGCCATCTGATACCGTGACATATATACTATACGACAGTAATGCGACAACCGCCCGTCTGCACCATAAGCCAAGTAGTAATCTCCAGCTGTCAGCAGCTCAAACCTGAACGGGGTAGGAGGATCGACGTCTTCTCCCATGTATATACTACCGGTACCAAACCCGGCGTACTCTGTATAGAAGCTGTTAATGATGGAATAAAAATTTGACTCATGGAAAGCTGCGTGTAGCCGTGCCGTACACTCAGTTAACCACGCTTTCAACGGCTCAACTTTTTCTAAGTTCTTGTCCGCCCATCCCAGAGAGAACCACTGGCGCGATGGCGACGTAAGGCCACCGTGCATTCCCGACGTCAGAACATTCAAGGCGTCTTCAGCGGATGGGTTAATAATATTCGAGTTGGTTAACTTACGCTTACTGGGCTTACTTACGTTCGTATAGGACCCACGTCCTGGTAACAGGTTATTAGATATCTGCTTCCACTCAGTTTCCCAATCTTGGCGCTCGCCTTTCAGCTCGTTATACAGCGCGTAAGCTTTGTTGTAAGATAATACGGGCATATTATTGTCCTAACGCGTAGAACTGCTTGGATGTGGCTTCTTCGTCTTCTAGCAACGAACTGGTTAGGATAGTATCTGCCAATGACTTACGCTTATCTTGGTCGGCTTGAGTCAGGTTAGCCGCATTTTCATTCAGCTCATCAATCTTAGCTTTCCAATCTACAGCTGATACTGATGTGGTAGCAGGTGCGGCCGTTACAGCTGGCGTCGGAAGGGCCGATTGACTCATGATCTGAGACATCTGGTCCTTAAAAGCCGTCAGCATCTGAGTATTCTGCATCTGCATATTTGAGACCATGTTAGGGTCTATAGATGGTGGACTTGATCCGCCTTTGCCTCCCATAACTATCCTCCTAACACGTCGTCTTCTTCATCAGACGTCAGAATTGTACCTGTAGTAGATTTCCCTACGGGCTTAGACACTATTGATTGTACTGGTGCAGCTTTAGCAGCCGGCGCGGCCACGGCTGTATCTGAACGTTGTAAAGCTTGGGGCTTGTAATCGGTTGGCGCTCCATGCTCAGTGATCAGTTGGTCTAATTGAGTTTGCTGATCACTCGACCACATGTTGGACAAGTACTTAGACGCCCGATCATTTTTCTGGGTATCTGTTATACTGTAGTCGATGCCTAAGATATCCGCATTCGACTGTTCTTTAGTGATCTCATCATTAACCGTGCTAAAGGCCATATTAGCTGAGTCGAGATATGTTGAATACAGAGAATCTCGGGTGCTTTTAGCCTGAGTAATGCCATCAGCAATCGCTTTCTGTTCCGCCGCCGCTTTGTCGGCGGCTGTCTTAGTAGCTATCTCAGTTTGGTAATCTGATAATGCTTTAGACGTAGCAGCCTGAGACTCTTGCATCGCTTTAAACTGCTCTTGGTACATCGCAGTTTGAGCTGAATTGTCTGAACTTCCGCCTCCGCCTTTACCTCCGCCACCGCCCATTATCGCTCCTTGATGGTCATAACGCCATCTACAATTTTACCTTTAAAGGACATTCCACTTGGTAGCACGCCTACTTTAGTAAACCCGGCTTTTTGGATAAACCGTAATGCTGCTCGGTGAGGTGCCGGAGTAAGGCCATAAATAGTATGTAGAAACGGCTCGCCATCAATAGTCTTCCATTCTTGCAGAATTTCGTCCGTCGTGGTCTTAGCCAAGTCTATCGAAGTATCTTTCTCATTAGTAGGTAGCATACTAAAGTGTACCTGCGCAGCTTTACCTGTGAAGTTCTCTAGCATAAACTCAGCTACTATGCAGTTCTGTTCCACGTCATAGATCATGTACATGTGGTCGCCATGGCGCCCTATCATTATTTTCACGTCAGACCAAGTGGGGTCTAACACGTCACACATTCTATACTGTAGCCTGTCATGTACATACAAAGTCTGCCAGTATGTCTCTACTAAGTCTGGCGGAATCATATTTACTTTGAAAACACCCAAATGACTCTTCATTAGGTCTCCAACGGTTTCATGTAGTCGTTAAGGTAATTGAGTGGGTCATACTGAGGAGATTCTGACCTCATGCCAATTAGCTTCATATAAATGTCTTCAGTTATACCTAAGCTTTCCATCTCGGGAGTTATTCCAACTGACTCGTCAAGTTCTTCAGCCCAGGTTAAGGCCAGCGCATCTCCTGCATCGGTAGAAGCAAACCCGCGGGATTTTAATGACTTCTTACCTTCAATCTGTAGCTTGCCTCGATCATTAATGATAAACGTTGGCGCGCTCAAATCTTTAGCTAGTGCAGGGTCGTCAGGTAATTCCATGGACAAATCTGGGTGGCATATCGCCGTTTTCATCCTGCCCCAAATCTCGTCTTTCTTCCT